GCTCGTTAGCATAATCGCACTCGGCTGCATAAGTATTAACCCATTTCATAAAAGCAATAGGGCTTAACTTTCCGTATATATCTCCAAAAGTACCAGTTTTAGCCTTTACATAAAATAGCTTCCATTGTTCAGCAGTTAGATTAGCGTAGTTGTTACAAATAAGCTCAACTACATCTTGCTTTTGAGTGTTATTCCACTCACAACCTATGTAGTTTAAAAAGTTGCTTAATTGAGCAGATACTCCGGAATAAATCTTTTCTACTCCTAATTCTTTTGATAATTGAACTAAAGTTTTTGTGTGGCTAAAGTCAGCCGGTGCATGATTAACCGAAATACTTTGCGGTTTCTTCATCAAGCTCAATTCTTTGTCCTTCTTGTTTTGTTCCATAGTTGATAATTTTGTTGAATTGTGAATTTATATTTTTAAGTAAAAAGTTTTCTTTTAACCATTTGTCTTTTGAAGCATAATCTAAAACTTTTGTAAAGCTGCCAACCACTAATTTTTCAGTAATAACAAGCGATTTTTGATTACAAATATTTATAATTTTAGCCTCAATCTCTTTAATCATCTTGCCATCAATTGCCTGGAATGTAGGTTTAAAGTTAAATAAACTTTCATAGAAATTAAAATAAACTTCTTTCATCTTTACAAAGTTTGCAGATCCTTCTGCCTTATCTTTATTTGTATTATTAATTGTATTATTATATATTAACTTTTCTTCAAGGCTGCTTTTAACTTTACTTTTAGTCTGCTTTGAAGTTTTATTCAAGTCTGCCTTTAAACTGTCAGTCTGCTTTGAAGTTAAGTTAAAATCTATATTTGTTTTTAAAACACGTTTTCTACCATCAAATGAGTCTATATACATAAACCCAAAAGATATTAATTTAGATATTGACTTACTTATTGTTGTTGTAGATACATCAAGGAATTCAGCAAAGTATTCATTGGAAGCAAAACAGCCATCTTGATTATCTAAAGAGTTAATTTCAACCAATAATATTTTATCAGTCCAATTTAGCTCTTTATTCAGGTAAACTTCTTTAGGTATCCATATACCTTTAAAATCTCTTTCCATAAAAAAATAGGCTTAAGAAATCCAGGTGGTCGCAGTACCCTTCATTCAAAAGCCAATAAATATTTTTAATAATCTCTGCGACAGATTATATTCATTAATAAATAGTAGTTCTTTAGAAATTACCGGCAGCTTTTACACCACCGGTAAATCAACTATGAACAAGCAAATTTAAACTAAATGGCTGACAAAAATTTTTTATTTACTGAAAACTTTTCTTTTTTACCTTGAACGATATAAACTTCTCCATGTTCAGCTAACAATTCTACTATTTCATCTTTAGCACCATATACCTTAAAAACCTTTTTATCTACCATTCTATTGCTTTTTATATCCTTTAAAAGTTTATATTTCACAGTGCTTTTCTCATTTTAGTTGCTACTTGCATTATTGACTTGGCTCTTAATTCTAAAGATTTTATATACTTCATAACTTTTAGCTGGTCCTTTTCAATCCAATAACCCTCCCAATCTGCTGCCAGGTTTTTAACTATCCCCTCTGTACGAAGATAGTTAATTATTTTACGCATTTGGATTTGGCTCAAGTGAATAGAGTGCTCTTGCATCATTAAAGCTCTCAAGTCATTGTTAGTAATCTTTTTATTTGACTTGATAAATTTAGCTACTTTTTTAGCTACGGAAATTTCATAGTGTGTCATAGTTTAGTTTTTATAGTTTGAATTTAATCTTTGTTCTTTTTTTAATTTTAGATACTTTTCATAGGCTTCTGTTTTATGTTGAGTAAACCCTAAACCTTTGCACCAAAAATCATTTCTTAATAAACTTTTACATACTCTTCTCCAGCTTGGTGCAAGTTTCTTTGACTCAAGTATATATGGTGCTTCATCTGGTATCCCATCATTGTAACCTCTTTCTTTCCACCAAGTTTCAAAAGTGTATATTTTATTCAAATAATGTTCTTTTGTTTTATCTGGTATGCTATTTAAAAATAAATTAGCAAAAGATTTCCAAGTATGATTTTTCGGTTTTGATATTGTATTGTATCCAGTAATTGATCCACTTTCATTAATATATAAAGCCCCAGAATTAGCACCATTAACTCTTGCTACTACTTTTGCCCAAGTTTGTGGTTCTATAATATGGAATAACCATAATCCTCTTCTTTGATCATCTCCGTATGGTTGGCAAATTCTTTGTTGATGTATAGATAAACCAGCTTTATGCATTAATTCATATAATTCATTATATCTTTTATCTCTATTTTTATTATGGTATATCCAAATATCTTCTGTTTTCCAATCATAAATAGGATATACATTATAAACATTATCTGTTATTTTAGTAGTATATACCTTATTGTCAAATCTTATTTTCTTTTTAGAAGATATAGTTCTATAACGATTTAATGACTCATCGCTTCTAATTCCAACTAAACAAGCAGTTAATTCCCCTTTGCTATACCATTCCCCAAATTCTGGTACAAATTCCTCAAACTCCATTCCATCTCTAAAAAATGGGAAGTAATTTATATCCGATATAGCTTCTTTAGGCAATTCCCTAATCCAATTTTCCTTTTGTTCACTATCCCAACACTTCCAAAATGGCTCATATACAGAAACTGCATTTCTTAAATGTATTGGAAGGCAAACCCAATGCAATTCAATATAATCTTTATATTCTTTTGTACATTCTAAAATATGATCAATAGTTAATTTATATTGACCTTCAAGATCTACAATTAAAATTCCTATTTTTCTATTTCTTTGCTTTGCTATATCCATAGCTAAATGAAGCATTACTGTACTATCTTTACCGGCACTAAAAGATAAATAAATTCTTTTAAAATTATCAAAAGTATAATTTAATCTTTCAATAGATGCTTCGTAAACATTTTTGTTCAAGTTGTATTTAGGCATATTAGTTTTTATTTAACCAGTTATTTAATATTTTTTCTGCAATTAAATTGCTTCTATCTTGAGCTTCTTTTGAAAGCAAACTCCAGGCTTCCATTGTAACTGTTGATGGAGCTCCACAATATAAGCAACAAGCTGATTGACCTATATAAGCAATTCTATTTAATGATAAATTAGATAAGTTATGTTCGCATGAATAAATCCATTCATCTATAACTTTCTGCATATGCATTTCTGTTAATTCTGCTGAATTAAACATTTCTAAAATTCCATTAATATAATCTTGCTTTTTAGATCCAGAACAATTATCATAAAATCCATTTATGTAATCTTCCCATAAATTGTAAGGATGGTATATTCTTTCCATATTAATCAATATTTTCAAAATCTTCTAATTCTGGCTCCCATGCAGTAGAAAAATCTTTATCGTTAAACAATTCAATTAATCCACTTATTTGGCTTAATCTTAATACTTCATCTCTATCCATTCCAAGCTCTTTAGATATTTTTTCATCTGACCAATTTCTTTTTTTAAGGTCAACTACAATATCGCTCATGCTTTCAACTTTATGTTTACCTCTTGCTCTATTATGTCTAATCGTAGATGCTACTCTGTTATTAATATCACTTTGCGACTCTCTAATAGTAACTACTGGCAAATAGCCTTGTACTCTTTCTTGAATGTCTTTGCATTCTTTACCTACTCTATTTCTATGAAACCCATCAATAACTTCTCTGTTACCATCATTATTTTCCATACTTACAATAGGTTGTGTATATCCATCATTAGCAATTGACAATCTTAATAGTTCCATTTCTGGAGGAGCAACACTATTTGGATTGTAATCATTTGCAAATACTGTTTCATTTTTAACCCACAATACACAGTCAACTGGCTCACTTTTAAATGGACTAATATTGTGTAGCATTTTTTTAACTGTATTAATTGCATCTATTTTATCATGCAACTCTAAATTGTTTATTTCATTAATTAAATTTTGTAAATGTATCATAGTTTTATAGGATTTAAGATTAATTTATTTGGTATTGCTTCTGGAAGATTATAGTATTGACAGAATTTAGCATCATCAAAATACTCAATGCCATCTTTAGTATAACTTGGTATTTCGTGTACTCGCTTATAAATGGCTGCTTTAGGATCATAAGTAAACATATGTATTTCTCTTAAGCCATCGTTAAAAACGAAATCTATAATGCTATCTGTATATTTTACAATCATGCCAGTTGCATAGCTTTCACGATTGTATCTTGTATTGTGTACTTTGCTTTTGACTAATCTACCATCAACGTAAACGTGCAAAGTTCCGACCGGAGGTGTAATTTTATAGTTACCCATTGATTATATTTAAAATGTTATTTACATAGATTGTAGCAAGTTCTACCTTTTCAATTAGCTTCTCGCAGAAATCATTATCTCTATCAATATGAACTATTTTAAGCATATTTATTCTTGGATCATACGCAACCCAATTCGCCCAATTTGTGTTAGTGCATACCATGTTAAACTGTACTTGTGCATAGTAATTTTTATTATAAGCAAGTAAATCAGCTCCGGTATTAAATAATAGGTAATCAATCATAGTTTCTCCGGTATATGGGCATTTAACCTCTAACACTCCTTGTCCTTTGTCGCTTTCAATCAATCCGTCTGGACTTCCTCCGGCTCTTTCTCCAAACTCAAAGAATTTAGGATTAGCACCACCCATGTTTTCTACTTTATAACCAGTTTGAGCTTCATAAACTAATATAGCTTCGTTCTCTAATGACTTACCCCATTCTAAGCTCGGTAGTGAGCCTAAAGATTTAACTTCGCCACTTATTATCTCGTGTATTTTTCTATGAATGTAGGTTTTAGCAGTTGCACCAAATACCTCATCTTTCTTTTTACTTTCTGTAAGTAAGTTTCCTATTTCGGAAGCAGTAAACTTTCCCAGCCTACTGCTCATCCAATTGTCTTGTTCAAACATTATTTTAAAGATTTTTTGCGATTAGTGAATAAAGTTTTTTCTGCATTACTCCAATCTTCTTTTGTAGAGTATAGCATTTGTAATTCTGTAATATCTTTACATTTAGCAAGTTTATTAATTAATTCGGCATCAATGCCAGGCTTTACTTGTTCGCCAGAAGCATCAGTATCTTTATCAGTTACAAGCCCAAGAGCAGAACTTAAAGCATATCTACGCATATAAGTAATAGCAGAGCCAAGCACTTGAAAGTCATTCATTTTAGATAATTGAACTCCTTGAGGAATTTCAAATACACTCTCTAAACACTCCCCACTTTCTACATGGAATATAATTGTTTTTAAAGCAGTACCTTGACCTACTTGAGTAAAACCTAATCCATGCTTTGCCATTAATGGATTAATAATTGAAAAAATAGCTGGTAAATCTGCATAAGAATAACCATAGCCTTGAGTGCCTTTGTGAATTACCGGCACTTCTTGTTGGAATGCTGCAATAGCAGTGTAAAGTTTGTTCATAGTTGTAGTGGCTTTTATAACTCCGGCCAGAAGTTTAACAAAGGTAAATAAAGTTTTTTAATTAACAAAATTTCTTTATAAAATAATATCCGAGTACAAATCCTTTTGCAATTCTATAAGCCTAATAGCATGAATAACAGTAGTATGATCCTTTCCAAATATAGCACCTACTTCCATTAAAGTGAAGCCGGTTTGATATAGTTTATACATTAACACCATTCTCGGAA